TGGTGTTGATAGTTACGTGTTCACCAAGCCTAACCGAGAAAGGCAAAGCATTCAAAGAGTTGAAGCGAGCCGTCCTTATTTGACGGATGGATTTGAAGGGAATAGTGGTATTTATGGATGGTACACTAATTTCTCCAAGTACAACGCCCAAGTAGATTACAATAAAGAGTTTACCGTTTCTTCTGATTGGTTAACCGACCAAGAATTTGAATGGTTAGCGCAAATGGTACGTTCACCACGTCTTTGGTTACGCAAGGCATTTCAGACCGACGAAGGTGTAATTGATTACTTAGTTCCCATTTTGGTAACCGATACGGCTTACAATGTTTGGAAGCGTGACTTCGATCAGTTGCACACGCTCACCATTACCTACAAATTCACCTTTGACGAATCTACTCCGTTATGATAACAGAACTTTACATAGACGGGCAAAGGTTGGATTTAAGCGACGATATCGATATCCGCTTAACGTATTCCATTACGGACATAGAAAACCCCGTAGAGCGCAAAGGAACGGTTAGCAGAACCATTGAAGTGCCAGGTACTCCAAACAACGATAATGTGTTTGGTTCAATTTACCGATTTGATCAGTGGGTAATTGGATTTGACCCGAGTGTACGGGTGAATGCTTACGTGTTGCAGAATAGTGTTGAGGTGTTTAATGGAATTGCGCAGTTGTTGGCGGTTAAGAGTGACGGCCAATTTAAGACGTACGAACTTGGTTTGTACGGTGAGAATGTTAATTTGTTTAAGCAGTTAGGCGATAGCGAATTGACTGACTTAGATTTTAGTGAGTTGAACCACGAATGGGATGCGCTTAATATTGTGGATTCATGGACCAATTCCGTAGGCAGTACGGGTAACGATTACTATTACCCGGCTATTGATTACGGGCAAGCGAGTTTCACACGTACTCAAGCCCCTGCACCTTATGCCGATGTATTTACAACGGGTGATTTTTACCCTGCAATTTCAGTTAAAAAATACCTCGATAAGATTGTAAGCGGAGCAGGATTTACTTACGTCAGTGATTTCCTTACCTCACAATGGTTTAAGCAATTGATAGTACCGTATGGCGTTAGTGGTAAGCCTTATATTACCAACGAACAAGCGCAAACAAACTTGTTTTATATTGGCCAAAATACTGATTTAACATATACGGGAACTATTGCAAATACGGTTTACCAATTTGGTACAGATACTCCCGCGCCTTTTTTTAATGGTGGTTCATATAATCCAAGTACGTACAAATTCACTGCACCATCTGATAGAACTTACAATTTTCAGGTAACTGTAAACGCTACTTGCGTAAGTGGAACATTGCCACTTGGTCAAGTTTTAGTTAGAAGTAGAATTAGAAAAAATGGTGTTTTAATTGGTTCAAATTTTGATCTTGTTTTTGGATTTAATACACCTGCAAATACTACAAAATCACAAAGCTTTTTCCTTCAAGATACTGCAAGTGCAGGTGATCAATACGATGTAGTTTATTTGATTACTCAAAATGTTACTGATGTAACTCGAATAAATAACGAATCTTATTGGTTAAACCAAATTGAAGGCACTCCATTAATGGAACCTGGGGATAGTTGGGATATGAATCAAACAATCATTCCAAAGATTAAGCAATCCGATTTTCTTATGTACTTGGTTCGTATGTTCAACTTGTTTATCATGCCCGACAAGTACGACCCGAAGAAATTATACATTGAGCCGTTCTCGGACTTTTACGATACTTCGAACTATCTTGACTGGACGGGATTGTGGGATGTTGACAAAGGCTTTGAGGTAGTTCCATGTGGGTACATGAATCCAAAGACGTACAAGTTTAGCTACAAGGATGCAGGCGGTTACTTTGAGAAACGCTACCAAAGTGCGTATCAATCGAGTTACGGTTCACGGACCTACATTAGTTCAAATGAGTTCAGCAATGGTGAGCAATCCGAGGACGTTGGATTTGGCAATAGCGTAATGGTTGGATTTTCTCCAAGCCCACGTATTTACGCACGTTATTACGACATGGATAACAAAGGAAGTGCAGTTGGTGGCGATGTTACGTTCGACGTAAAGCCTGTTACCCCTAACCTTCGTATTCTTTACCATGAATATATATCGTTTCCAAGCGATACGGAGTTTGTTTTCGAGGGTACTCAATACACCAGTTACCCATACGCAGGTACTTTGGATAATCCGTACAACCCAACGAAAGATTTGTGTTTCGGTATTCCACGTGAGTTGTACTACCAATCGGACGAAACGAGCGGAGCGATTTACAGGTACACCAACAACAACCTATTCAATCGTTTTTGGTTGGATTACGTAAAGCTATACACCGACAAAGACGCAAAGAAAGTCAAGTTATTTGTACAACTTTCGGCGGTTGACGTGTTGAACCTTGACTTCCGCAAACCGATTTACATTAACGGCACTTTGTTTTACTTGCTATCAGTAAACGATTACGATGCAAACAGCGACGAAAGTACAAGCATTGAACTTTTAAAAGTTTTAGATTTAGCACCATTTGAGCCAACCGTTTTCCAATTAACGGGAGGTACAGGTGCTTTCATTTCAGACGAACCTAAACCCCAACTAATAACAGAATAATGGCAGACGTAGAAAAGGATATAGTATTACGAGTTAAGAGTGAAACCGACCAAGCCACGGGGCAATTCAAGAACTTAAAGCAGGAATTGCGCTCGATTGAAAACGAGTTAAACAAGATGGCCGAAGCAGGCCAAACGGGAACGGAAGCGTTTAGGAAACTGCAACAAAGAGCGGGGGAGGTTAAAGACCAAGTCGGTGATACCAAGAATGCGATTAAGGCTTTGTCTTCTGATACGTTCAAGTTGGATGCGTTCGCCCAAGGTGCGCAAGGTATTGCGGGCGGTTTCGCAGCTGCTCAGGGTGCGATGGCTTTGTTTGGTACGGAAAATAAAGCAGTTGAGGAAGCAATCAAAAAGACGCAGGGAGCAATGGCTTTGCTCCAAGGGGTGACGGCAATTACAAACATCCTTCAAAAAGATAGTGCGTTTTCGTTAATGTTTATGAGTAAGGCGCAAGCCGAAAATGCAGTAGCGACAAACGTAGCAACAACGGCAACAAAGGGATTTTCCCGTGCGTTAATTGCTACGGGTATCGGTGCTATCATTGTTTTGATTGGAACGCTTGTAGCTTATTGGGATGACCTTAAAGAAGCGGTTGGTGGCGTATCGAAAGAAACTGAAAACTACATTGAAGTATCTAAACAAGATACAGAACAAGCGCAGAAAAAATATGATTTAACCAAGGATACCGAGAACATTCTCAAATTACAAGGTAAGTCACAACGTGAAATCTTAAACTTAAAAATTAAGGAAACCGATGCGGTTATTATTGGCATAAAAAACCAAATCAAAGGCCAACAAATGGCCACCAAGCAAGCGGTTGAAGCTTCTAAACGTAACCAAGAAATTGCCAAAGGTGTTATTATGGCACTTTTCAGCCCTATTAAAGCGGTTACATTAATGGTTGATGGGTTGATTAATGGATTAATTGAAACGGCTAATTTTTTTGGTGCGGATATTGATTTCAAATTAAACCTTTCAAGCTTTGACCAATTACTTGCAGAAACAATTTTTGACCCCGAAAAGGTTGCAGAGGAAGGAAAGAAAACCGAAGAGGAACTACAAAAATCACTTGACAAAATAACCAACGAACAAGCGGGTTTCAAGTTGGAAATTCAAAAATTAGATGAAGAAGATAAGAAAAAACGTGAAGAAGCGGAGAAAAAAGCGAAAGAAGCAGAAGAAAAAGCACGCAAAGACAAAGAGCAAAAAGACGAAGAACTAAAAAAGAAATTAGAACAAAACGCAAAGGATTTTCAAGACCGCACAAACAAAGAATTTGAGGATAGCAAAAAAGCAAGTGATGGATACTACGACCATTTAATAAACAATGCGAAATTAAACGGGCAAAGTACCGAGGAATTGGAGTTGCAGAAATTGCAAAACCTACTTCAAATTCAAAAGGATTACGGGCAATCAACTGTTGAAATAGAAGACCAAATCGCTTTAAAGAAAAAAGAAATTTCCGATAAGCAATTAGAGCAACAACGTGCTCAACTTGAAATTCAACGTCAAGATTATTCTCAAAGCTACGACCAAATAAAAACCATTTTAGACAATGCGTATAAAACTGGATTGATTACTCAAAAACAATACAATGAAGCAACCCAACAATTAGATACCGCACAACTTCAAGGAAAGATGGCGTTGACCAAGGGCGTTGCAGATTTGTTTGGCAGTTTATCGGATGCGTTAGGGAAGGAAACAAAAGCGGGCAAAGCACTTGCAACCGCCCAAGCTTTGATTAACACGTACCTTGGTATTTCCGAAGTATTAAGAGCAAAGAACCCGTACCCCGAACCGTTTGGAACGGCGGTAAAAATCGCCAGTGCTGCAACAATCGGTATCAATGGATTTAATACCGTTCGTTCAATTAACAAAGTTCAAGTGCCAGGTGGTGGCGGTGGTGGTGCGGTTGGTTCAATGCCTAACCTTTCAACCGCTCCATCCGCAATGGCTACAACTACACCAACGATCGGAAGCACCCAACTTGAACTTGATGCACAGGGTAACTTAAAACAACAATCGGTTAGAACTTACGTACTTGAAACCGATATATCAGATAAGCAAAAACGCTCACAAAGATTACAAAGAACCGCAACATTAGGAAAATAATATGAATACTTACAATGATTTACCCGTTTACTCGCTTGTAGTAAACGATGACGAAGGCACAGGTGTTGACTTTGTCGCACTCGTCAACGCTCCTGCAATCGAGCGTAACTTCCAAGCATTTAACAACCGTGTGAAGTTCACCGCTAACGAAGACAAAAGGTTGGTTACAGGTCCGTTAATGATACCCGATTCAATGATTTTCAGACGTGACGAAAAGTTTGGGGAGTACTACGTAACCTATACCGCTGAAACGATTAAAAAGATAGCGGAAAAGTTTATGCAAAACCAATACATTTCCAACGTCAACACTGAACACAAAACACCAGTGAAGGACGTGTTTATGATCGAGTCGTTTATTACCGATGCTGACCGTGGTATTGGTTCACCAAAAGGTTTCGAGGATTGCCCCGAAGGCACTTGGTTTGGAACGTATAAAGTGAACAATGAAGACGTATGGAATCAGGTTAAAGACGGAACGTTTAAAGGGTTTAGCGTTGAAGGTGACTTTATTCACGCACCTTTCCAAGCATCCAAACAACTGCCTTTGGAAATCATTTTGATTGACGAAATTCTTTCAATGCTATAATTTTTTTGTCACTTTTTTTTACGTTCCCATTTCATAAGTATAAAACTTTTTTCACATGGATATTAAAGCTGAATTGCTAAAAATTAAAAGCTATCTCATGTCGACCGAAGTTACCCCAACCGCCCAAGAGTTCGCCATGTACGACCTTGCAAGTGGTGGTCAAGTATCTATCAACGGTGAAATCGTTATAGGTGCTGAGGTAATGGTAATCGACGGGGATGGTAACGCTGTTCCTGCTCCCGATGGAGAGCACGAATTGGTTGGTGTTGCTAAGATCAAAACCGAAGCAGGTAAGATTGTTGAAATTATGCCTATTGAGGAAGAGCCAAAAATCGAAGTAGAAATCGAAGCAGGCGAAAAGAAAGAGGAAATGGCAGAAGCTGAAATGATGCCTGAGCACGCTAAGGAAATGGAATCAATGAGCGAGCGTATCACCAAGTTGGAAGGTATGATTGCTGACATGATGACCAGAATGGATGGAATGGGTAAAGCTACCGAAGCCATGAGTGCCGTTGTTGAAGAGGTTGCAAGCCGTCCAACTGCCGAGGTTTCCAAGCCTGTTGCATTCACCTACATTAATCCAAAAAACAAACAAGCAGATAAATTTTCAAATCTTTTAAACGCATTAAAATAAACAAAAATGAGTTACAATTTAGCTGGGTTAAGTCAATATACTAACCAACAAACCCTACCCCTAATCACCAAGTCGTTATTCAACGCACGCACCATTTCTTTGATCAACAAGCAAGTTGGTGTGAAGTATGTTTCTTCGTTGAACTTGTTGGATACTACAACTGCCTTCACTTATGGCAATACTTGCGGTTTCAATGGTTCAGGAAACACAACCGATTTCACACAACGCAACTTGACTGCGGTTCACACCAAGGTTCACGAAGCTATTTGCCCGAAGGCTTTGGAAGCGTACTGGATGCAAACGCAGTTGACTGCAGGTTCAATGCCTACAACCATTCCATTTGAGCAAGTTTACGCTGAGCAAAAAGTCGCTTCTATTCAGAAGGCTTTGGAAACTGCGGTTTGGCAAGGTACAGGTGCTGACGGTTCAATCACTGGATTTGCTTCTATCTTTAACACTGCTGGGGTTTTTAACTTTAATGATGGAACTTACGGTTGGGCTACGCCTTTGACATTTGCTACATTGGTATCAACATCTACAAACGCTATCAAGTTGTTGAATACGTTTGAAACTTACCTTCCTGCGGACATCAAAGGGTACGACGATGTTGCTATTTTCTGCGGTGTCGATGTATTTACTGCAATTAAGCAAGGGTTGGTAGCTGAAAACTACTTCAACATTTCTTACTTGAACGGAGTTGAGAACTACGAATTGACTTTGCCCGGTTCAAACATCAAATTGTACGGAGTAAACGGATTGAACGGTACTTATGATTTGTACGCAGGTCGTACTTCACACATGGTATTCGGTACTGACCTATTGAACGAAGAAGAGCGTTTCGAAATCTTCTACGCAAAAGAAGCTGACGAAGTTCGTTTCGTGTGTGAGTTCAAGGCAGGCGTTCAAATCGCTTTCCCTGACCAGACCCGTCGTTTCATGATGGCTGCATCTTAATCGATCATTGAACTATTAACCAAGGGGTGGGTGAAATCGCCCACCCTTTTTTTTGAACATAAATAAAAAAATAAAGATATGAGTTGCGCATTAACCGCAGGATACACTCTCGCTTGTAAGGATAGCGTTGGTGGATTAAAAGAAGTTTACTTGGAAAACTTCGGGGATATTACCTATGGCGCTGAATCGTCAGGGGTAATTTCAACAGTAACGGGTTCGTTTTATAAATATGAATTGCCAATGAATACGGCTCAATTTACCGAAACGGTAACATCGAGCGTTGAAAATGGTACTACATTTTATCAAACAGAACTTTCAATCGTATTGCCTAAGCTAACCGCAGCCCTTCGCAATGAGTTGAAGTTGTTAGCACAGGCCAAGTTGGCCGTTGTAGCTGTTGACCGCAATGGTACAAAATGGATCATGGGATTGGAGAACGGAGTTTATTTGACCACTGGAACATCTGCAACTGGAACTGCGATGGGTGACTTGAACGGCATGACTTTGACGTTTACTTCCATGGAAAAATCTCCAGTTGTTGAATTCTCAGGAACTATTACAGTACATTCTTAACCCTACACACTTTCCATATTTTGAAGGGGGGCGTTTACGCTCCCTTTTTTTATTCGTTACATTTTCGTTTTTTCCCATTATATAATTATGCAGTTGATCACAACGAACGCAGTTAACCGCCTATACTTTACCGCTACCGAGAACATGGTGAGCGGTGCATGGGTATATTTGAACATTCACCACGTAGCAACGAATGAAAATTATTTTTTCGGCTTTGAAAAGGCTCAAAACCTTAGCGTATTTACTGGCCGTTTTGATGCTTGGGATTGCAATGTTGGGAATCTACCCGTTGGTCAGTGTTTATATACATTGTACGAGGGTAATGAAGGAGCGGTCAACCCTGAAAGCGAGGAAATTTTAAACGTGTTGGAAGTTGGATTGTACGAAGTGTTGGCGAATGAAAACACCGACATCGTATTTGAAAACAATACAACTTATATCGAGCCAAATTTATGAGTTCAAGAAGAGTAAAAAATGCGTATGGTATGCCTACCAGTTCGCCTATTGTACGACAGGACTTTGAAACGAAGTTACCTGAGTACAAGGTTGCGAACGGTAAGGATTATGTGATGTACGGAGAACATAACCGATACCCCGATTACTTGTTGGAAATGTACCAACGTAGCGCAAAGCATAACGCTATTGTAAACGGGAAGGTAAACTACATCACGGGTAAGGGTTGGACGTATGAAGCCGACCAAGTACCGAGCGAAATGCTTGGTGAGTTAAACCGATTGTTGGAAAATCCGAACCCATACGACGACTTAAACGATATTCTATATAAGACCACGTTGGACTTTGAAATTTTCAATGGCTTTGCCTTGGAAATCGTGTGGAATATGAATGGTAAGGTTAGCCAAATCGCACACAAAAACTTTGGTAACCTACGTCGTAACGTCGATGGAAGCAAGTTTTACTATGCGGACGAGTGGAAAGAGTTTGGCGAACCTGAAAGGCTTACCGAGTATATGCCATTCGACCCTGAAAAACGTTTGGGTAAGCAACTATTCTATTACTGTTCATACGCTCCGAGCGTGCGTTATTACCCCATTCCTGAGTACCTTGGTGCGCTTGCTTACATCGAAACCGATGCAAGGATTGCCAACTACCACGTTAACAACTTACGAAACGGTTTCCTTGGTGGTTTCCTTTTTAACTTCAACAATGGAGTGCCTTCAAACGAAGAGCAAAGAGAAATCAAACGTCAATTACAAAAGCAATTAAGAGGCGACGATGGCGAGCGTATCGTGGTGAACTTCAACGATAGTACCGAAACTGGATTAAAGATTGAACCGTTAAACGCTAACGACCTCGATAAGCAGTTTAACATTCTCAACGAAACCATCCAAACTGAAATCTTTGTTGCTCACCGCGTAACCTCCCCGATGTTGTTTGGTGTACGTGTTTCAGGGCAACTTGGTGGACGTTCTGAGTTGGTGGAAGCATACGAACTATTTAAGGCGGTTTACGTTAACGATCGAGTTCAAAAGTTAGAAAAGGTGTTTAACTACATTTTTTCCTTCAATGGGTTGGGCGTGTTGGAAATCGAACCTACCGAGCCAATCACTGAAAGATTAACGGAGCAGTCATTGCTTCAAATCATGACCAAAGACGAACTGCGAGAAAAAGCAGGTTTACCACCTTTGGCCGAAGTAACCGTTACCGAGCAAACGCAGTCATTTACGCACCAAGATTTTCGAAAAGAGAAAGATGAGTTAGCGTTGTTTCAAAAGTTTGGCCGTGACGCTTCCGAGTTTGAGGAAATTACACGTAGACCCATGCGTTACGGGTTCGAGTTATTAGAGCAAGAATTTGCTTCCGAGTACGCTGAACTTGATGCCGACATTTTAAAAATGATCGAGAAAGACCCTGCAATTACTTCGGATAAATTAGCCGAAAAGTTGGGTAAGTCAATAGAGTTAATTTCAGACCGTATAAGCGCACTTATCGAGGCAAAGGCTATCAATATACGTGGAGCGTTAAAAGAGCTTGGTGAGTCTGCAAAGGACTTTATTAAGCCACGTAATCCCGAAGGTGAACCGTTGGTGCAAGTGATGTACAAATACGACGTACTTCCTGAGTTCGGTCCACAAAAGTTGATCGCTGGGAGTCGTGAATTTTGCTCAAAAATGATTGACTTAGGAAGGTATTACACCCGTCAAGATATTAACCAAATTTCAGACATCATGGGTTACTCGGTTTGGGAACGAAAAGGCGGTTGGTACACAAAGCCCGGCACGAACCAACACTACCCAACTTGTAGACATACTTGGATGCAAACCTTAGTAAAACCGAAATCATGAGCCAAAAAGCCCTATTCATAACCGAGAAGCAATTAAAAGATGCTTCATTGATTAACGAAAACGTTTCAATGGTGAAGTTGCGCCCTACGTTGATCATGTGCCAAGAAATGCACATCCAACCAATTTTAGGAAGCGACCTTTACAAAGAAATTGCGAACCAAATTATTGCGGACGATTTAACCCAAGAGAATGAGGACTTGCTTATTGACTACATTCAGCCGTGCCTTCAAATGTTTGTACAAATGGAGTTCCCGATGGCCTTCGGTTTCCAGTTACGCAATAAGAACGTGGAGCGTGGTACGGATCAAAACAGTACACAGGCCTCCATGAGTGAACTTCAAAGGTTGATTGATTACTACAAATCGAAAGCGGAGTGGTACGCTGAAAGGATTACCCGTTTTATTTTGACAAATATTACCGACTTCCCTGCGTATCAAACACCGAGCGGGCAAATCGATACCATTTTGCCTAACCGACGTAATTACACGGCAGGTTTGGTGTTGAATAACTACGGTTGTTGCGGTGATTTTGCAAGTCGTTACCAAGCTAACTTCAATCGAGATTGTGACTGTTATTAAAATCTATGAGTTACCACAAAAAGAACGTCGACAAATTAAGGGTTTACCTATCAAAAGAGAAAGATGCAAAGTTGGAACACGATAAAAAGAAGCTTAAAGGAGTTCAGCGAGAGCCATCCGCTCGTTAATTCGTTTGGCACGGGTAACATTCTCGATCCTGATAGCGCACAAATAACCAATTTTGTTACTCCCGAAATCGATCGTGTGTACTATCCTTTGGTTTTTGCGACGTTGGATTCTTCGAGGTTTGGAAGCAACTCGGTTACGTTTACCGTTGGTTTGGTTTTCATGGATAAGATTGAGGAAAGCCAAAAGGTAGCGGACCGCCCTACGGGTTCAAATGCTTTAAACTTCCAAACACTCCAACCCGATGAGGTCATGAGCGACATGACCCAACTTGCTGGGGATTTCATGATTAAGTATCAACGGACATTTGGCAATGACTTCGATATTTCGGTGGATGCTAACGTGGATTACTTCGTAGATCGTTTTGGTGATCGTGTTGCAGGATGCAGAGCGGTCGTATCGTTTAACGTTCCACTTGCTTTGTCTATTTGCACCATACCAACTGAAATGAACCCCGATGTTTGTTACTTTGGAGGCGTGGAAGCTACCAACCAAATCGACCTTTACGATGGTAGCACGATAGCGGTTGCACCCAATCAACCGATTAACATTACCTTTGATAGTGGAGCGGTTAGCAATTTGTTTCTTTGGTTTGCCGTGCCTTCAACTTATTCATTCTCGCATTGGTTTAGAAGTGCATTCGATCAAGGGGCGTTCGAGCAGTTGTTTGAGGTGTACGATACCGAGGATGATTACACAATTTACGTTACAATGTGGCAAACGGAAGCAACCGTTCAAATGACAATACAATGATTAGATTAAGCGATAATTTAGAAATCAACAAACCTGCACCCGTAGACGATCGATTAGGTGTTTTTGTTTCCACGGCTTCGGCTTTGAGTTCCATAGCAGAAGATCGACGTTACATTGGTTTAACCGTTATCGTTGATAGCGGAAGCGGTGCGACTGAGTATTGGTTCAAAGAGGGTGTTACCGATGCTGACCTTGAAGCAAAGTCTACCGGTGGCGGTGGTGGTGCTGCATGGGGTTCGATTACTGGAACGTTAAGCAGTCAAACTGATTTACAGAATGCCTTAAATGCGAAAGTACCTTATACCGGTGCAACTGCAAACGTCGACCTCGGCACGTACAATTTAACTGCCGATCAATTAGCGTTGAACGTAAACCCAACGGGAACGCTTGGAGTTGGAATGACTGAATGGAACGATACAATTGGAAGTTCACAAACACTTTTGAAAGGTGGCTCGGTTACATTGAAGAACGGCGTTGATTTAGTCGCTCGTGTGGTAAACAAGGTGAACCCAAACACCACACTAACGAAAGCGAATTACCAAGTTGTAAAGGTTACGGGAGCGCAAGGCCAAAGGTTAGCGGTTAATTTAGCGCAAGCAAATACCGACCTTAATTCAGCAGATACGCTCGGAGTGGTAACGGAAACAATCGCACCTAACCAAGAAGGTTTTATTTTAACAGTTGGTCAACTTGAAGGAGTAAACACTACGGGAAGTTTGCAAGGTGAAACCTGGGCCGATGGCGATGTGTTGTACTTAAGCCCAACTACTGCGGGGCGCATGACTAACATTAAGCCAAACGCTTCTACGGGTCACATCGTGGTACTTGGTTACGTGGAATATTCGCACGCTAACAACGGGAAAATCTATGTAAAGATCATGAACGGTTGGGAGTTAGACGAACTTCACAACGTGTTTATTGACCCTTCAACGTTAGCCAATAACGATGCTTTGATTTACGAAAGTTCAACCGACCTATGGAAGAACAAGCAAGTAACCAAATCAATGGTTGGACTTGGAAACGTGGATAATACAAGCGATGCAAATAAGCCAATAAGCACGGCTACACAAACGGCACTCGACCGCATTACAGGCCTTTTCCAAAACGTTAGCCAATTAAGTACTACATCAACCACTGCGGTAACTTTAACGACGTTTACGGTCGCTTCTGCAAACATTCCAGTCGGTGGTGTTATTCGTATTTCGGGATTGATTGAGCGAACCGCAGGAGCATCGGGAAATACAACGGTAGGAATAAACGTGAATTCAGGCGGTGCAAGGTATTTGCAATCGGCAGGAACAACCTCGCAGTTTGAAATGCTTATTTGTAAAATAACGTCTACAAACGTTCGCTATGGGTTGGGGGCATCCAATACCACGGGCAATTCATTTACAGGTCACAATTCAGTTAGTATTAGCGTTGCACAAGATGGAAGCGGTAATTTCAATATTGCTTTGCTTGGTTTTGTTGGAACTGCGTCAACAACGTTAACCGTTCAATTTGTTAAAGGTAATTTGTTATGAAGTATTTAGTTATTTATGATAACACCAACCATTTCTTTGAGGACTTTGAAACCGCAAAAGCGGAGTTCGAAGCGCATGGAGGTTTATTTTTAGAAGAAAAAGCACCAAACGTTTATGAAGCAGTTACTACATGACCTCGGTATTAACCTCGGCCTATCATTTGCAGGCTTTGCAGGTTCGCTCGTAATGATCGGAAAGAAAGAATTTTCGTGGAAGAAAGCTTTGATAAGTATTCCGAGCGGTGTGTTTTCTGCAAACTACCTTACCCCTATCGTGGTGGATGCGTTAGGAATGCAACAAGGTTCAGCGGAGTATGGTATTGCTTTTATCATGGGCTACCTTGGATTGAAAGGAACTGAAATTTTTGCAACTAAATTTATCAATAATGAAAAATCTAAAAAACCTGATGCCTAAAAAGGCAAACGAAATGTCGATTTATGAGAGAGCGACGGCAGAAACACCTCCATTTTTTAAGAAACTGCGCACTATTGGTATTGTGGTTGGTGTGGTCGGGGGTGCTTTGGCTACTGCACCAATTTCGCTCCCCGCCTCGATTGTAGCTTTGAGCGGTTATTTGATCACGGCAGGAACAATTATTACCACTGTTTCGCAAATAACTGTTGACGAAGGAAAATAAAGTCGTATCTTTGTAACGCAAGCCACGTTTTTTGCGTTGTTTTCGTAGTTTAATTTTTGGTTGAACCCCTGAGAAATCGGGGGTTTTTTTATGCGTTCAAAAAAAAAGTTTCATTTTTTTTCGTAAAAAGTTTGCACAATTAAATTTTACTCCTTTACTTTGTAGAACCAAAGAGAAACAAACTAAAAAACAAAGCAATGGAAAAAGCAAAAACAGAATTAAAAATTGGCAGTAAACTTTATTGGTCTGACCAAAGTGATATTTTAGCTGGAATAGTTATTAGATTCACAAATAAAAGAGATGTAATCATAAACTTTGTAAGTGGTAACGAATTAGGCGAAAGAAATTATCCTATAAAGTTAGCAAATAAATTTATCTGCAAATAAACAAACGGGGGGTGCGCATCCGTAACGCACAAACAAACCAAAAAACAAAATGAACAAAACGCAAACAACAATTTGGGGAATCGTAATGCTTTACGTTTTCTTCCTAACCAAAAACCCATTTACAATTATTTACATGGTGTTTATCGGGGCTTACATTTCAAAAAGAATTCAAACCAAAAAATCAAAATAATATGAAAACAATGAACGACAAACAATTTCCAGTTGACGCTTTGCGCTTTTGGAAGTTAGCACCCGACACTATTTCCTGCGGTTGGGACATCTTTATTGGCCACGCACATTCCGAGAATATGTGTGATCCCGTAAGCCATTACATTTTCAACGATGTAATTACAATCTTTAAACACCTGAGAGGGTACATTGACCACGAAGACCGTCACGTTGGGGAACTGCTTAACGAGGTAATCCGATGGGACCTTAAAAATTCAGAGTTATGCGTTACCGATGCAAGTTTCACTGAGCAAATCGGAATCGGTGTAGCGATCAGCTTTAAAATGAATTTCAACACGGTAGAAAATTATTCAATCATATTTAGTTATTTCAAATAATGCGAGAAATTAAACAAATCAAACGGGGGCGAAAACCTGCTCGCCCCTTGGTTTCCACGGCCTTAGCGCAACGATGGGAGCAAGTGAGAAACGAACGGAAAATATCCGTACACCGATTACCAGTTAGCCCACCAACTTACCGAAAGGTAATTAACACGGGGTACTGCGATCAGCAAACTTTGGTTAAACTAACTAAATTCTTTTTATGATTAGCAAACACATAACACTAACCGAAGCCACAAAGAGCAACACGGCAACCCGTTTGGGAATTAACAACACGCCAAACCAAGCAACCATTGAAACCATGAAGCTAACCGCTGAAAAGGTATTCGAACCTTTACGGGAAATCGTTGGTGCAATCCGAGTAAGTTCCTTCTACCGTTCACCTGACCTTAACCGTGCTATTGGTGGGAGTAAGTCAAGCCAACACTGCAAAGGTGAAGCAATCGATATGCAAGCGTTGAACACATCGAACTTCCACCTATTCGAAGAAGCCTGCAAGCTACCCGAGTTCGACCAAATTATTTGGGAGTTCGGCACGAAGCAAGAGCCTGACTGGGTGCATATCAGTTACTCAAAAACCAATAACCGCAAACAAATTTTACGTGCAACCAAGATCGGAAACCGCACCGCCTACGTGCCTTACCGCAAAGATTAAAAAAATAGTTTGCACAATTAACTTTCATTTGTATATTTGTGAACCAAAACAAAATTATGGAAACAATCAAAAACTTGGCGAAAGCTTTGGTTAAAGCAACCGCCCAAATCGAAGGTGCTACAAAAGACAGTACCAACCCACACTTCCGCAACAAATACGCAGACCTTGCCAGCGTTACGGAGGCAATCAAGAAACCGCTGAACGATCACGGTTTAACGTACTCACAAATCATTCACCGCTTAGAAGGTGGCGTTGGTGTAGAAACGCTTATCATTCACGAATCAGGTGAAACTATGAGCAACGGTATTACGTTCGTTCCTGCACCTAAAAACGATCCACATGGGTACGGCAGTGCGTTGACCTATGCACGTCGCTATTCCCTTTCTGCTTGCTTCGGTGTTATTCAAGAAGATGACGATGCAAATGGTGCTACCAACCTACGTACAACGGGCGATATTAACAAGGTCCAGAGCAAAAAGGAATCCGCACCAAAGTTCGCAAAGGCTGACGAACTGCAACCATTCACCGCTGAAAAGTACGCAAAGCTATTGGAACTTCACGAAACCGACACTGAGTTATGCAAGAAGTTAGAAGCGCATTACCGCATTACTTCCGAGATTAAGGCACAATTCAAGAAAGATACCGGAAAGGATTGGAAATGACACAGGAGGACAAAATCAAAGTAATCATTGAACTTTATTCAAAGATTAAAAATTCGGACCTTGCAAAGATGCTCGGAATGAATAGCGGTTTAATCATTTATTACGCTCGAAAATACAACCTTAAAAAAGAAGGTGAATTGCTACAAGATCAAATGAACCAAAGCGTTAGTAAAATGGTTGAAGCTCGCAAGTTGTACGATTTACGTTACAACCTTTTGAGAGAGCAAGAATTAACATATTGGGAGCGAGTAAATGAATTTCGCAAACAGCAAGTTGAAACGCACGGACGTTTCCACCCATTCTTTAAGATGCAACAAAAAAGTCAAGCCAATGGATAATATCATAACCCAATCAAACAACCTGCTTTCGTCCGTAACTGGAAGAGAGCAGGTGGAATTGATGCACCAAGAATTCCGCATTCAAATCGAAGAGGGTAATATCAACCCGTTGGAGTTTGCAATCAAAGCACGCATGATCATTAAGGCCTTAGAGCAAACATTAACCGATACCCAATACCTTGCAATCAATGAGCAGGAAAAACACGGGAAAACGGCTGAAATGTTTGGAGCGGTGGCCACGACTTCCGAAATGGGTGTTAAGTACGACTACGAAAGTTGCAACGACATTGAGTGGATTATTTTGAAGGAGAACGTAGAACGTACAACCGAAATGCTGAAAGCCCGTGAGAAGTGGTTACGATCACTGACCAAGCCCGAAAACATCGTTGATGCAAACGGGGAAATAATTACCATTACCCCACCAATCAAAAGAAGTACAACAACCTTAAAAGTAACAATGAAATGAGAACAAGCCCACAACAACTAATCGACTTCATTCAAGGTATTAAACTCAAAGCCATGGAAGTACACGTTAACGCAGAATACACCGCAAAGAAACTTGACCTTTCAAAGATTAGCCGTTTCGATATTTTAAACCAACGGATGCAACGGTTGTACCGTTTACGTTCCCAGTGCATCGAACATAAGGACTTTTTTAAGGCACTCCAAGCCATGCACCTGATCAATCGTGTAGGCTTCGAACTTTCCAAAACTTACAACTATACTGCACTATGAACTACCCCGACCCAACCAAAGAACAGTTAGCGATTACCCGTGCCGTTGTGCTGATGCAAGCCCTTGCCGAAACATTGGACGACCTAAAACGCACCAAGGCATACCGTCAATCCTTAAAGAACCGATTGAACCTTTTAGAGCAGGACCTATCAATTTACCTCAACACGCTTTCCGTAGCGTTTTGGGGTGAGGATGAAGAGTTAATGATGCAAATAAGCCGAGGCATTGACGCGGTTACGGGTGCGCTCGCAACGTGGCATCCTGCGCAAATGGCAGTACTGGAAGACGTACTTAATCAAATCGAAGAACAATTTAATCAAACCCAACATGAAATATCAAAAACCACAGAACAAACAGGACATTGAATCCTTAAAATGGAAAATGAGTTACCTTGAAAACCAATTAACGGGGCAACTATGCGACGAAGAAATGGTACTACGTCAAGAAATTAGCGAAATTAAGCAACTGCTTCGATCGGTTGAATACCCTGAACGCCCGACCGATTCAAGTTTTGAATGTTTTGGTTGTGGGAGTTAAATTTGTTTTGTATATTTGAAGCAGAAACAAAAGCAAATTAGCGGATTTGCCTTTTAATAAAACCTAATAACCCTGCCTTGGACGTGTACCGCTATACCGTTCTTGGTGGGGTTTATTATTTATGAAACATGGAAGTTTATTTAGTGGAATCGGTGGCTTTGATTTGGCTTCCGAATGGATGGGTTGGGAGAATGTATTTCACTGCGAGTGGAATGACTTCGGTAAAAAAGTTTTAAAATATTATTGGCCAAAAGCAATTAGTTACGATGACATCACAAAAACAGATTTCACTATTCACCGAGGATCAATTGACATCCTTACGGGAGGTTTCCCATGTCAACCCTACTCAACCGCAGGAAAGCGACTTGGAAAGGAAGACGAACGCCATTTATGGCCTGAAATGCTTAGAGCAATTCGAGAAATTCAACCACGTTGGATTGTGGGCGAAAACGTTCTCGGCCTTGTTAATTGGAATGGAGGGTTGGTATTCGAAGAGGTGCAGGCTGACTTGGAAAATGAAGGGTACGAAGTACAACCGTTTATACTTCCAGCTGTTTCCGTCAACGCACCACACCGAAGAGACCGAGTTTGGTTTGTTGCCTACTCCCATGGCGCAAGATCGAGCGACAACGGTAGAGCAAACAATGAAGAGGAAAGAGAAGTACGGGGGCAAAACGAGGGGAATGTATCTACAAAATTTTGCAGTAATGGGAATGCTACCAACCCCGACAAGAGTTCAAATGAATTACAAACAAAAAGAGGGTTGGGAATGGACGGGGCTTTATTGGAAAAACGAAAAAGGGCAAAAGAAGCAAACGGATTTAACTGCAACAATCAATCAAATGATTTACCAAGAAATGCTACCAACACCGAGAAGCAGAGATTGGAAGGGTTGCGAAGGGAGAAGGGGAGATGTGCCAAGCTTTATAGAAGACCAAATGGGATTAAAAATTGGGAAAACTTCCCAACTGTCGCCCCAATTTGTGATGGAAATGATGGGCTTTCCAACCGATTGGACGGAATTACCTTTTCTAAATGGAGAAACGAATCAATCAAA